TATCGGGATCAACTTTACCGTCAAATAAGATGGCAGAATACAATATGTATCTTGACGCGTATAAGTTAGGATTGGTAGATGATGTCGAGGTCTTAAAGAAAACAGAGATCTACGACAAAGAAGGTGTATTGCAACGCAAAGGCCAAATAGCGCAAATGCAGTCATATATACAACAACTAGAGGGTCAGATAAAAGAACTCTCTGGTGACTTACAAACAGCAGACCGTGAAGCGGTTCACGCTAAGAAACAAGTTATCAGTGAGAAATTCAAATCTGATTTGAATGAGATTAAATCTGAGGCGAAATATAAGGAAAGAGTAAAACTCACTCAACTAGAAAATGTGATTGATAAAGCGGATGTTCGTGCCGAAGCTGCGTTAGCTGTACAAAAGGCAAATAAAGGGAGTTCCTCTAAGAGAGGGGAACGCACAAAATAAATAATCATAGGTTATACTTCTTCAAGGCATCTAAGGGTGGCTTGAATTAAAGAAGAAATCTAAAGGAGGTTATATGGAAGAACAAGTGCAAGGAAGTGTAGTGGAAGCACCAGAGGTAAATACTGCTAGTACAACAAGAGAGGCTTTAGATGTTTCTATGCCTGACGTTGAATTAGCATCTGAGTTACCAAGTGTGCAAGATGCCGTAGTAGAAGAAGGTAATAAAAGAGCACCTAATTTAATTACTAAAGAAGGTGATGAAAGCCAAATCGACTATGGTACTGATTGGGAAAATGAAACTCGTAAGTTTCAGTCTATGTATGATAAGCAAAAAGCTGATTATGATAGGCTTCAAAGCAATTACGAAAAACTTCAGCCAATGTCTGAATTACAAAATGTTCTTGAATCAAGACCAGATGTAGTTGAGGCTATAAAAGATAGGCTTGAAGGAAGAAATACCCAAGAAACTATGCGCGAACAAGATGATAGTGATAATGTCGATGAATCATCTTTTGACCCATGGGAAGCCTATTACAAACCAGAGTCGGCTTCATATAAAATGAGAACGACTCAAGAAAAGGCTTTGGTGGATGAGGCAGTTGGAAAACATATGTCTGAACTCCAAGGTCAAGTAGCGTTGCAGAATTTGCGTAGCGAGTTAACTAACAGTTATAATATGCAAGATGAAAGAGATATCAATGATTTTATTGAATTTGCGACAACACCAAGGGATCAGTTACCGATTGATCTTCTAGTTGATGTATATCGTAAATATTATAATAAAGGATCTGATAATGTTTCTCAAAGCATGGAAGCAGTTAGAAATACTCAAAGCATTCCAAAGACGGCTGGGATTCTTCAAGGTGGCGAACCACCAAGAAAGAATGAACAGGAATCGGCTTGGGATAGAATTTTGCAAGCAGGGCAAGCAGGGAGAATTCCCTAATTAATATAATCAAATAGGAGGTAACACAAATGGCTGTTACAAGTGGAGTAAAATCCAGTTATGATATCACAGCTGCTGCT